AGACTTACACCATCAAGAGTTATTTTTGGTGTTGAAGGTGATGCAACAGATGAACAAATAAAAGGAAATAATTAACGCGTTTTCCAAAAAAATATATATTTATATATGAAATAAAAACAATTAGTAAATGGAGGTTATATCCACATGGCAGTACAAGAAGTAAAATTCACAGAAGAAGAAATGAAACAAATTAATGTTTTACAACAAGGTTATGTAAATTTACAAAATGCATTAGGTCAGTTAAGTGTATCCCGTATTAGATTAGAACAGCAATTAAATGATTTAGATATAGCAGAAGAGAATATTAAATCTCAGTTTACGGAAAATCAAACCAAAGAAAGTAATTTTGTAGGTGGTATAAACAAAAAATATGGTGATGGTAACTTAGATTTAACTACTGGTGTATTCACACCAAAACCTGTAGAAGAAACTGCAGAAAAAACCGATAAAACCCTGTAATTATTAAATTAATTTATCGTTTGAGATTTTTTTCATATATTTATATGTGATTGATATTTTTATGCGCAAATCAATCTAAATTTTAAAATTTACAATCCTATAGGAGACTTCAAATGGCAGAAAAAATCGTATCCCCCGGTGTATTTACAAAAGAAATAGATGCTTCATTTTTACCATCAGCAATTGGTGATATTGGAGCAGCCGTCATAGGACCAACTGTAAAAGGACAAGCACTAGTACCAACAGTTGTAACATCTTATTCAGAATACCAAGCATTGTTTGGTGACACATTTAAAAGTGGTTCAAATACTTATCAGTATTTAACTTCAATAACAGCTGAAAATTATTTAAAACACAGTGGTAAATTAACTGTAGTTAGAATACTTGATGGTACTTTTCAGGGTGCTTCTGCAACTGTACCAACTGGTAGTGGAAATTTCTTTACAGGATCTAGTCCTGTTGGATTTGCTCATAATACAATTTCATTTACACTTAATACAATAGCAGACGGTGCTATAATGAATAACACCGGTTCTTTGGGTCAATCAAAAAATATTTTAAAAGATAGTGGATCAGCTGACAATTTAAGATGGGAAGTAGGAAGTGTAAATCCAAGCAAAGGAACATTTACTCTTTATATTAGAAGAGGTGATGATATTCAATCAAGAAAACAAATTCTAGAAACTTGGAATAATCTTTCATTGGATCCAAATGCATCCAATTATATATCAAAAATGATTGGTGATTCATATGCTACAATAAATGGCCAGGGTACCAGCGATCCATTTATATCATATACTGGCAACTATCCACCAAAATCAAAGTATGTTTATATATCGGGTGTGAAAGATACAGTTGATTATATTGATGAAAATGGAAGTGTTAGAGTTCCGGGGGCTTCTGCTTCACTTCCCGGTTTGGATAGTGGTTCATTTGATGGTTCATTTTCCGGTGGTGATAATGGATATGCAGGATTTGATGCTAAAGGTAATGTTGTTACAGGAACAGCTGATGAAACTTCAATTGCAACTCCTTACAGTTTCTTTGATAATATTGGTTCAGCTGATTCTCAAGGATATGCACTATCTTCTACAACAACCGATGATGGAGGTCAAGCATACATAGATGCTCTTAATTTATTAGCTAATGCAGATGAATATGATATAAATCTTTTGTTATTACCAGGTATTTTGGATACTGGTGGTGGAGATGGTCATAATGGAATTATATCAAAAGCTATTGATGTTTGTGAATCAAGAGGTGATACTTTTCTTATTTATGATGTAACAAATCATAATACAACTAACCTGGCAACTGTTACAACAGAAGCTGCGACCAGAGATTCTAATTATTCTGCAACTTATTGGCCTTGGGTACAAATAGGTGATTCACAGACAGGAGCAATGAGATGGGTACCACCTTCAGTTGTGATGGCTGGTATTTACGCTTTCAATGATAAAGTAGCCGCACCTTGGTTCGCCCCTGCCGGTTTAAATCGTGGTGGTTTGGATAATGTTATTCAAGCAGAAAGAAAACTAACTCATGCAAATAGAGATACTTTGTACGATTCCAATGTTAATCCAATTGCTACTTTCCCAGGTCAGGGTGTTGTAGTTTGGGGACAGAAAACAAATCAGAAAAAAGCTTCGGCACTTGACAGAATAAATGTAAGACGATTAATGATTAAGGTTAAGAAGTTCATTGCGGCTTCATCTCGTTTCTTAGTGTTTGAACAAAATAATGCTCGAACAAGAGAAAGATTCTTGAATATAGCAAATCCATATTTAGAGCAAGTACAAGCTCAAAGTGGGTTGAATGCTTTCAGAGTGGTAATGGATGATACAAATAATACTCCAGATATTGTAGATAGAAATATCCTATACGGACAGATATTCTTACAACCTACAAGAACTGCTGAGTTTATTGTATTAGACTTTACGGTACAACCCACTGGAGCAGCATTTCCAGAATAATAGATAATTAGGAGAAAAATAATGGCGGAAAAGATAGTATCCCCCGGTGTATTTACAAAAGAAATAGATGCTTCATTTTTACCATCAGCAATTGGTGATATTGGAGCAGTAGTAGTTGGACCGACAGTTAAAGGACCATCATTAGTTCCAACAGTAGTTAATTCGTATAGTGAATTTCAAGCAATGTTTGGTGATGTCTTTAAAAGTGGTAGTAATTATTATCAATATCTAACATCAATGACAGCTCAAAATTACTTAAAACATTCCGGAAAAATGACAGTTGTTAGAATTATGGGATCTGGATATAATCACGCAAGTGCTACAATTTCATCTTCTACTGATCCTGCTATTGTTGGTGGTGGTACTGCTCATTCTGCTAGTATAGTACTTGATAATCCATTTAGTTGTAGTATCTTTTTGGATACGGATGGTGATCCATACTTTCATGAATCTGCATCAATTACACCTTATGGTGGAACTACTGTTAATTTTTATTTTACGAGTTCTCAGGCTGTCACATCTTCCCTAACAGAAGTATCACAATCAGCAACTGCAATATTTTTTCCATCTTGTTCGGGAGGGGCTGGAAATGAGTCTATAGCAATAACATGTGCAAGTGCTAGTAAAATATTTAATGAAAGTTCTTCTTTACATGGTTTAACAAATGTTTCAGCCAGTGCCGGTGTAGCTCAAATTGACTTCATATATCAGAAACCTGGTGCATTTGGAGTTCCAATTGGGGCAAATGTAACCTCTGATAATACACCTGGCAATCTTTCCTATGGTGGTGGTGGAAATCCCGGTGGTTATTACAATATAACTTGTTCAGCCGGACATACTGTTACCGGAGAAGCATCAAATCAAATAGCTGTAAAGAATTTCACAGGTGGTTCGGATTTTAATAGTGGTGTACCTAAAATATCATTTAAATTACATACTCTAGCTGATGGTCTTGAAATGAATAATACTTCTAGCGCTGGTACAAAAGGAATTTTATCTAATGGAACTTCAAATAATGTTAGATGGGAAATAGGAAGTCTTAACAAGAACAAAGGAACATTTACTCTTTTAATTAGAAGAGGTGATGACATTATAAATAGAAAACAAATTCTTGAAACTTGGAATAATATTTCATTAGATCCTAATGAACCAAATTATATTGCAAAAATGATTGGTGATCAAGATGTAGCAATTGGTGGGTCTACTAGTGATCCATATATTACATATACAGGAGATTGGCCAAATAAATCAAAATATGTTCGTGTTGAAGTTTTTGAACAAACATCGGATTATTTAGATGAAAATGGTAATATTAGAGTTGGAGCTGCTTCAGCTTCTTTACCATCATTTTATAGTGGATCAAATAGTGGTTCATTTGCAGGTGGATTTACTGGTGGTTCTGATGGTAATATATCTCATCCAATTCAATTTAATGAGAATATAGTAACAGATAATATGCAAGGACTTGATTTAAGTGGTGCTGATAAAGATGAATATACTAAAGCTCTTAATTTATTAGCAAATGATGATGAGTATGATTTTAATTTGTTATTACTTCCGGGTATAATGAGAAATCTTTCTGATCATACATCCGTTATTACTAAAGCCATAGATGTTTGTGAATCAAGAGGTGATGCTTTTGTTATAATAGATTCAGTTGATCAAAGTGTAACTAATTTAGTTACAGTAACAGATCAAGCTAAACTTATGGATTCCAATTACGCAGCTACCTACTGGCCGTGGGTACAAGTTCCAGATCAACAAATAGGGACAAATGTATGGGTACCACCTTCAGTTGTGATGGCTGGTATTTACGCTTTCAATGATAAAGTAGCCGCTCCTTGGTTCGCTCCGGCCGGTTTAAATCGTGGTGGTTTGGATAATGTTATTCAAGCAGCTAGAAAACTAACTCATGCAAATAGAGACAATTTATATGATTCCAATGTTAATCCAATTGCTACATTCCCAGGTCAGGGTGTAACAGTATGGGGACAAAAAACTCTTCAAAAGAAATCATCAGCTTTGGATAGAGTGAATGTAAGACGATTACTTATTAAAGTTAAGAAGTTTATTGCGGCTTCATCTCGTTTCTTAGTGTTTGAACAAAATAATGCTCGAACAAGAGAAAGATTCTTGAATATTGCTAATCCATATTTAGAGCAAGTACAAGCTCAAAGTGGTTTGAATGCATTTAGAGTTGTAATGGATGATACAAATAATACTCCAGATATTGTAGATAGAAATATTTTATATGGTCAGTTGTTTTTACAACCTACAAGAACTGCTGAGTTT